GGCGTAATAGCCAGCTGAATAACGAGTCCAAGGAAGCCAACTGTCCGCATCGGCATCCCAGTAAAGGGAGCCAATGTAGAAACCGGCTGCGCTGCGCAGAACCTGCGCATCTGTGATCTTGTGATCAAACATGTTCACCTCCTTCCTAAAGTTGTGATGTTAATGTGCCACGGATATATTTATAAAATATAACGTAGGTACAACCTACTCCCCTAAGGGAGTAAGCTGTACATTGCCAACCAAGGTAATAATAGAATCAATCTGAGGAACATTACGTTCATCCACGTAAACAACAGCGGAATACACAGAAGATTCACCTACTGGTTTAACAACAAGGTTAACCATACCCCATCGAGGATGGCTACTAGCAAGCAAAAGAGCTGTAACGCGCATAACAAGTCTCCTTTCACGAGACTTAAGAACAGACAGGATTGTCTGGCATAGATATATTTATAAAGTATAAAATCCACAGAGCTACCACCCGAAGGTGGTAGATGTGGTGAGAGGGGAGTCTCAGTTAACGCTTGCGCCTTGGCGTAACCGCAGATGTAAACGAAGTTACAACTGTGATTCCAGCCAATGTGGCGTCAGCAGTCTTGAGTGCAACGCGCTTGGCGATTACACTAGACTTGCTGGCAACACGACCCATTGCGAGTCGTGTATTGGTACCAGCGTTATGTGCACGGATGTGCAGTTCTTCATGCTTCATGTCAACCTCCTTAGGTTGTGTAGGAAATGGAGCACCGATATATTTATAATATATAATAATCGGAATGAAAACTCCTACAAAACCCTCTACAAGAGGTAATGAGGAGTAATCAAACTTAGCCTATTCAGGGAAGCCGTTCCTAGATCAATCCCGTCAGGGAAACGTTGTAGCGTTCTAGGAACTCAAATGTAAACCCAATAGGCAGGGTGTGCATACATCTGGCATGGATATATTTATAAAATATAAAAGAAGTAAACCCTAGTACCCACACAAGGTGAGTACTAAGGTAGAGGACAACGCTTTTGCCTGTGTACAGCAGGTGCCATTGTTTCGTCTTCCGACTTATCAGATAAACGCTCCATAGAGATATTTATAATATATAATGGTAGATAAGACTGAACCCTAAAAGGGCTCAATCTCATCTCGGTCTTCCGGAGGAGTAAGAAAGCAGAAAGGTTCTGGTTCTTCAATGTCCTGCGGCACATAACCAGTGCTCGCAAGATACTCCTCCATGTCACCGTTAGTGTAGTGGAATTCAGGTTCACAAGAAACCCAATCACCAACTTCTTCAAGGTAAACGCACATAACGACCTCCAGTCGTAATAGGAAATGTGGCAAAGATATATTTATACAATATAAAGAGACTAGCAGTACCCCCCCAGGGGGAGGGGGGCACTAAACTAGCGGTTCTTGCGTAGTTGCTGTGATGCTGCCATAGCGGCAACAATCAGAACAACAACACCAGTAACCTTTAAGTTGGTCTTGAAAACCAACTTGTATGCTTGCCAATAAGACATGGTTGTCTCCTTTCAGGAAGGGAATGTGGCATAGGTATATTTATACAATATAAAAGTGGTAAGGGTAGTCACCCGGGGGACGGGTGACCACCACTTACTTAGACGAACAAGTCGTCGTGCTGATGCTGGTACGGCTTAACGCCGGTAGCATTGTCACGAAAGATGACTTCTGTCATGACCTTGCTGTCTTGGATGTAACCCAAGACCTCAGAGATCTCGACATCAAGCGCATGACGCTTGTTTGTCAATGTGTCCAGTAGGGAGCTAAGCTCCCAGACGGACATGTTATTAAGAGCCTTCTTACGAAAGCGTGCCATAGTGAACCTCCTAGTTCATGTTGGGAATGTGGCATTGCTATATTTATAATGATATAATATAAATAAAGATATAAATATAATAAGTATAAGATTAGTTCGCTCAAGGTCCCCCGAAGGAGACCCTGAGCTATGGGACGAGCCTGCTATTACTAGCGGCTTGCCTTGTGGCCTGCGATGAGGCCTTTCGTAGCTTCGACTGTGCCTGTCACTGTGACATAGGCGGCCTTTGCTACTGCAAATTCGGCTTTGCCTGTGAGTGTACCTGCTTGCATGCCCTTAGTGCGGCATGCTTGTAGGAACTCTGGCTTAGCTGCGTACTTGCTTGTCTTCTTTGCTTTCGTTGCCATGTCAACCTCCTAGGTTGTGTTGGGAATGTGGCATTGAGATATTTATAGGGGTATACTGTACGGGGCGTGTTAAAAATATAACACTGTACAGTATAATAATCATTACCCCTTTATATTTTTTCCCATATTTTACTTATTTAAGAATTTATATACCCTTATATATGTTCACATATCGTTCAAGTCAAAAAATTTTCCCCCCAATAAAATCACATATAGAGTTTTATATGTTTATAGAGGTTACCAAAAAAAATCCAAGAAATATTCCCCTACGAGTTGCAAATGGTCTAAACACCCTGATAGGTTTCCTCTTGTCATGAACAACCAATACACAACAAGGAGAAAACATATGACAAACAAGAAAATAGGTCCCGCCAAAGACATAAGCTCTGAAGGTTTCCACGATATGTCTGATATAGATGATATCTATCAATCAGCCTTCAGCTCCTATGGATCTAAGAATGCTGATTACGACTACGTAAACTTCGACACAGATAACTATGCCTACGAAGCTTACTAAGAACACCTCTTTACACCCTAACAATGCCAAACATATAAAAGGATTTGATATGAATATTAATGAAATGACAGAATTTAAGTCAACAACAACAATAAACCAGCACTTCTTATTAGGATCAGAGAAGTTATTTATAAATCCAATCAATAATTTCAGTAATCAGTTCAAGTATGATCACTCAATTACCCTTATCGACACACATGACAGAAACAATCTGTCTGAAGCAGAGAAAAAAGCTAAAGTTAAGCAGTATCATAGGAACTTAGCCATACATTGGGAGATTAATTACCAATCAAGAGTATTCATTGGAACTGGACAAGATTGTCTATACCTATTTGATCTCTATACTAACCATGGGATCGTCTTTGATGCGGCGATTTTGATCAACTTTGATTTTAGCGCCTTCACAGACAATGAAGTTATTCTAAAAGGCATTAAAAAACATACAAAGATATATAATTTCTATAATAATAAGAAATTCACTGATACCAAGTTAGCCCACGTGAATCAATTCATCCCAACAAGGGTGTCTCCAGCTTTCAGTAAGCGTTTTGCACTTGAAGCAAGTGGTGTACTTACCTATGACACATATGAACTGTTATACATGAATCGAAAATCACCAAGTGAATACAAAATGATTGAAGATGAGTTTACTTTAGTAAGCTAATCTTACAAGAGGTTATCTAAGCCGTCTTCTGGGTTCCAGTCTTCGGCTGAGATAATCATTTGTTTAACATCATCAGGAGTGAGTCCTCTTACAATGGCTTCTGCGTCAGTTCCCATCACCTCAGCAGTCTCTAGTACCATTTCCCACTGTTCTGGCTTAAAGAAACTAATCGTTAGCTTACTCTCATCATCTTCTGCGTGAGCTGTAATAACATAGTTATACATCTCTATCATATCTGGATCATATTCCATGAGCTGATCCATTGTCTCTGGTTCAACATCATCACCACGTACTATCTTTTGAATCATCTCCCAAAAGTTCATGGTATCCCCTTACTCTTACCTATCATAGATAGTACCCTTATTTTACTATGTAAAGCTATCTAATTTGTTAAAAAATAAAAAATAATTTTGCGCGGAACGGCTGGAGGTTAGTATTGACTGCGTTCTATACGATTCTTAAATGACTTAGTATATTAATGAAATCATCATGATCTTTTGAACCTTGAACATGAATATCAGTTTGATCTAACTGATGATTATTAAGAATATTCTCATGTTTAATATCTAAGGTATTAACCGTAGTGAAATCATCATGATTAAACAAACGCCAGTCATCACCGTTGTAGTAATTCTCTATATCTTTAAAATTAATATCCATCTTGTGTGTTTACTTCCTCGATCCAGCTGTCGTTGCATTCTCTGCAATGTACAGCATATTTTTCTTTAACTCCATTTACGGTTAATGTGTTAACTGTAAAGTTTGTTGGGTATGGGCATTCGATACACGGCTCAATCTTGGGAAGGTTTGCTCTCATTTTCTACCCTCAATTTAAGTTGTTCGAATAATTTCTCATCATCTTTTAGTTTACCAATTGCATTTTCTCTACCTTGAGCAAAGTTTTCTCCGTCTAAGAAGATCCATGCGCCTTTTTGAGTAAATATACCAATTGATAATGCTAGATCTAAGATAGATCCGTACTGATCAACACCTTTTCCATAAAAAATATCAAATTCAGCAATTTTTAGAGGTGGGGCCATCTTATTCTTAATAACTTTAGCCTTGACCTTAATGCCTATTGAATCGCCTTCTTTGTTCTTAATATCTTCTTTCTTACGAAGATCAATTCTAACTGAGGCAGCATATGGTAATGCACGCCCGCCTGGTGTTGTTTCTGGATTTCCAAACATCACACCAATCTTCATTCTAATCTGATTAATAAAAACAATGAGTGTTTTATTGTCATTAGCTAGTGCAGTAATCTTACGCAATGCTTTTGCCATCATTCGAGCTTGTAAGCCCATTTGATTTGCGTCCATTTCGCCTTCTAGTTCTGCTTTTGGAACTAATGCAGCAACTGAGTCAACAATTATTAAACCAACGTCTCCAGTTTTCACTAATTTATCAACGATTTCCAATGCTTCTTCACCATAATTTGGTTGAGCAAGAAGTAAATCATCTAAATTAATACCCAAATCCATCATATAAGCTGGATCTAATGCATGTTCTGCATCAATATATGCGCAACGTAAACCCATTTTCTGAGCTTGTGCAACTAAAGATAATGAGATTGTAGATTTACCAGATGATTCTGGTCCGTATATCTCGACAATTCTACCTCTTGGTAAACCACCAATTCCTAAAATCTTATCTAAAGTTGGTGCACCTGTTGATATTGCTGGCCAAGTTTGGGTTTTAGCATTACCAAGTTTCATTACTGTACCGACACCGAATTGCTTATCGAGCAAAGCGATTGCCATGTCTAACGCTTTTGATTCTTCCATATGTGTATTATACCATAGTTTCTTTTAGTGGTTTTCTCAAAATTGATTCAACTTCTTTAATTTTTTCAACCAAAGCTTTTTGCAATTTTCTGTATTCAATTCTTGATTCATTATCTAATCCAAGCTGTGCTTGTCTTACTCTTTCGAGAGTTGCATATAGCTTGAGTAAATAACTTTGATCGACAATGTTCATAAATGCGTTTCCGTCTCTAGTTGCTGATATAATTGGACAGTACATTATACAGACGTTAAGCATTGAAAGTGAGACATTGTGGCAAGAAATATTGATACAGATAATGATTACAGAAGAGCAGCATATCTCTTGAAAGAAAAAATTACTACAGCAGCGGACTTAGTAAAAATATGGTCTTATGCTGGACCTTGTTCAGAGAATTGTCCGTCAATAGAAAAAATCTCAAAAAAGTAGAAAAATTTCTTGATTTTTTTTGACAAACATGAGTATAATGTCTCTAAGGGGAAAACAGAAACTAGAGAACATTATTATCTACTTCTCTTAGTGAAGAGAATCTCTTACCAGTTCCTCCAGAAACTTGCTAGACAAAGCATAAGTGGGTTACTATATATTCCATCACCATACATTAAATTAAGGGGGTGATGATGAAAGTTTATCAAATATATGTTCCTGAGTTAGCAACTTATATAAAATATAAGGTTTTGAATCCAGAAGACATTGAATCATTAGTTGAAGAACTAGATATTAATTCTCCTAAGGACTTCAAACTTGCCGTATTAGAACACGTAATATATAATGTTAAATCAGACGTCACTGATGCACTCCGTCAGATGTCTCGAGACTCAGCAGAACGATGCATCGATGCAATGTATAACGGCTGCGTAATGCTTAACCCCCGGATTAGATATAGATCTTTGGATAGACTTAGCTTATGCTAAATTGCCGCCATCCAACTCTTTTGATAAAGACTTCTCTGCTATAGAATCTGAGTTAGCTAAAAGATATAAAGATACTATCTTAAGTAAAGATTCAAAGAAAAATAATTCTAGTAAACATAAAAAGATTTCTAGACAAAAGTTTCTTGGTTTAGAAGGTCATTTATTAAATAACATTATAGGCCAAGAAGAAGCTGTAGACTCAGTAGTATCAGCTTTAAAAAGATCTCAAGTTGGTTTAAATGATAAGAATAGACCTCTAGGTATTTTTCTCTTTGCCGGTTCTTCTGGAGTTGGCAAAACTCACCTAGCAAGCACATTGCATAAATATCTTTTTAGTGAAGAATATCCAATGGTGAGAATAGATTGTGGAGAGTTTCAACACAAGCATGAAAACCAAAAATTAATAGGATCCCCTCCTGGATATGTTGGTCACGATGAAGGTGGTCAACTAGTAAACCTTGTTAAGAAAAATCCTTACACAGTTGTGCTGTTAGACGAAGTTGAAAAAGCTCATGCTGATATGTGGAACACATTTCTTCGAGTATTTGAAGATGGTGTACTTACAGACGGTAAGGGTGAAGAAGTAAGCTTTCTTAACACGGTTATAATAATGACCACTAATTTAGGTAACGAAAAAACAGTTGATTACCTACTTAGTGGTGGAACTGGCTTTGCTAAAAATATAAATTATAAAACGTCAACTACTCAAATGCCGGCAAAAGAGATGGTTGAAAAAAATACTTTAGATGCAGTTCGTAAACACTTTAGGCCTGAATTCATAAATAGATTAGATAAAATAATTGTTTTTAATCATTTAGATAGAAGTAGTTTAGAAAAAATAGCAGAACTAGAAATGTCTATAATTATGGATAAACTTTCTAAAAAAGGCTACAGTATAAATTACACAGATGAAGTTATATCAGCACTTTTAGATAAGGGCGTAGACAGCGTAAAAGGTGCTAGAGGTTTAGCTCAGGTTCGTAGAGAAAAAATGGAAGATCAATTAGCTGACATTTTAATTAAGTCAGCTCCACCACGTGGAACCATATTTGAGATATCTTACAAAGATGAAAGTGATAATTTTATATTTAGATTAAAGAAGCCTTCAAAAGCAGCAACTACCGCTTAGTTTAATTACTATATAAGTATGTCTAAGTAAAAAGGGGATCCTTATGGGAATGTCTTCAGCAGTTACTGGTTTAATTCCTAAATCAGTTTCCGGAAGAATGATGTCAGCTGGTTCAGCTATGGCTACCGGAGTAATTAAAGCAGGAGCTAGAGTAGGACGTGGTGCAGCAGCTGGTTCAATGGCTGATCGAATCGGAAACAGAGGATTAATAAGAGCTGGCGGAATGATGGCAAGACATCCGATGAGAACTTCCGCAGGGGCTATAGGTGCAGCTGGTGGTATTGCGGCTAATCGTCGTAGAGGTAGCCAAAACTACCCAATGTACTAAGGGGGTTATAATATGTTTCCTCGCTTATCTGGAATGTCAGCTGGAGCACGCGGTCTTGCGGGAAAAGCTAGAAGCACAGGTGGAAGAGCAGCAATGGGCGTACATAAAGGCCTTGCTGGCGGTGGAGCTTTTATGGGCCGGAGTGTCATCTACTGCTCATTCTTCTTTTACTAGAAAAACTGCAGGAGCAATTGGTAGTGGTCTAACAATGGCTTCTAGACATCCGAAGACAGTAATGGGTGCAGCTGCAGGTGGAATTGGTTACGCCGGCTATAGAAATAGAAGAGGTAGTCAAAATAATCCACTGATTGGATTAGAATAATTTAATGTTAGCTGGAGCAAGACGTTTAGCTGGCGGTGCTGGAAGGATAGTAAGTGGCGCAAGAATGCCCAGCACTAGAAGGGGGAAATTTGCCCTTGGTGCTGGCATAGGAATGGGTGGAATGTACGCCGCTGGAAGAATGGGAGGAAGATCTTCTGGTGCTAACGGCATTTCCCCTAAGTCAAGTGGTGGAATGACAGGAATGTAATATAAAGTGATATAATGTTATATGTCTAAATGTAAGGATGTTTAAAATGAGTGACTGGAAGAATTTTATTAATATAAACGGTGATTTTGAATTGCCAAATTTTTTGTATCGAACAATAAATGATTTAATGAAACAAGCTTTAGATATGGGCACACTTCTTTCAGATGACCCTTATAAGCTAAGAGCTTATAAAGAACAAACAAAAAAACTATTTAAAAATAAATGGTATGATTTAGCTCAAGCTTTAGAATTTTTTGAGATAATAGAACAGTGCCCATGTGCATCGGCAAGATTAGAAGTAAATGGCGGCAAGGATGTTTATTGTGATATATGTAAAGGTGCTAGATTTATTATCAGCTCTGCACTTACTCCTGACCAAATGCGTGAAGTTAGTACTTTTGTTAATGCGGCACAAAATGTGGAAGTAGCAGAAAAATTACAAAAAAGTTTAATGAAAATTCTTTCGGAACACAGATGAAATGTGGTAGATGTAACTATGATCTAAATTTTGTTTATGAAGATATAGTTCAGGCTGAACAAGTTTTACATATTCAAGAATACTATTGCCCCCGGATGCAAGAGCTGTTTAATAGAAACGTACGCTCAAGAAGGTATTGTTAAATCTGAATGGATTGATTTTAATGGAAAATAATATAGAAAGATTTGAAGATAAAAATTCTTTTATGGATAAGTTTGAATCACTTCGTCCTGATTTATTTTTTCCAGATGAATGGACAGATGAACAAAGAGAAAAAGCTGTTGATTTAGTTCGTCCACAAAAAACAAGAACATCAATGTTCTCTTCAATTCCAATGAGATGTGAAGCATCACGTTGCATTTTTGCTGAAACTTGTCCACTTCATCAACAAAATTTAGCACCAAAGGGAAAACCTTGTCCAATAGAAATGGGAATGGTTTCTCAGTTTACTGGTGAATATATGGAACAACTAGACGTAAGTCCAAATAACTTAGTTGAAGTTTCAATGGTAAGAGATTTAGTTGATCAAGAAGTTCAATACTTGCGTAAAACAAAACTATTAGCTAAAGAACATTTTATTCAAGAGAATATTATTGGTATAGATAAAGATGGTGAGCCAATTCTTAAAAAGGAATTACACTTAGCAGTAGAGCTTGAAGACAGATTACATAAAAGAAGAAAAGATTTACGTAATCAATTACTAGCAACTAGAGAAGCTAGGGCAAAGACTGGTCAAACTCAACTTGATACAGCTCAGGCAATTTCTGACATCATTCAAAAAGTACAAAAGATTGAAATAGAGAATAATAAACTTATTCGCAAAAAACTTGGTACATACGAAATAGATGATTATATAGAAGCTAGTACTAAAGAATTAGAATAACAGAATGAAAAATCATAGGTTAACTAATACTCAATTAGAAAATTTGGGCACAAGAGTAAAAATTGGCTCAAAAGGGATAAATCCAATTCCTCAATCTTTACCTATAACAAATCAAACAATTGAAACAATGTTACGGAAATGAAACAGTTCTTGGTGAAACTTTTACAGTTGGATCTCCAAGAGGGTATTTAGAAAGAGCAAAAGCTGTTACAGACGAATATTTAAAAGCAATGTTAGATCCAAAAAATAGAAGCGCATCCGGTAACGCTAGGTTTAGGGGCTTAACAGAACAAGGCCTAAGAGATAACATAGAGTTTCTTGTTCAATCAGAAAATTTAGATTTATCTTTATTGAATAAATCAGCAGCTGATAGTGTATATGCTCAATATAGAAGTTCAGCACTTTCACTAGATCAGACATTTACTGAGCTAGGCATGCCGGCAATGTCACTTCCTTCGGAAAGTCCATATAGACACTTTCTAAGATATATAGTTGATCCATTTGGTAGTGGTGATCCAAAAAATGGAATTCATCCAATGACACTTAATCTAATGAGAACATCATATAACCCAACACACGACGCAACAAGTCTTGAAGATTTTGCAACTGGTAGAAATAGAATGAGATCTCCATTTTCTTTGGAAAGACTTCATGAAAGAAGTAAAAAATTTTTTCCAGAAGGATTACCTACATCATACGCAGATTCAGTTGCATCAAATAAACCAATGAATCATTTAGCTTTTGATAAAGGAAAAACATATACAGTTTTAACATGGGACACTGAAACAACAGGACTAACTTCAGAATCTCAGATAAGAGAAATAGCGTTAGTTAAAAGAACCGTTACATACAATGCTGATGGAACAATGACCAGTAGTGTACCGGAAATATTAACTAATAAAAGTTTTTCTTCTGACTTAATGGATATAGCTGGATATTTTGATAAATCAACTGGAAATACAGTTCCGCTATCAAGAGCAGCATTTCTTTCAGAAAGAGGCGGAATTGCAAACGTGTCCGCAGAAGAATTGGCTAAGTTTGAAGGAGCATTTAAAGACGGCGGTGCTGGAGCTGTTGAAAGTTTAAAGGATGTTTTAAGGTTATTTACAAATGAAGGCGATGTTTTAAAAACTGGTCTAGGTATAGAAAACTTAAGGATAGAAGGACACAATGCTGAAGCCTTTGACTTAGATAAACTTATAGGAACTTTACAAAGACTTCCTGCTTTTCAAGAAGATGATGAAGCAAAAGGATTATTAAAAAAATTCTTACAGTTAAGGTCATCTAAAGCTGATTACATGCTAGATACATTAGATAGTGCAAAAATAGCTATTGGAATGCAGCAGTCTGAATTAGATAGAATAATGATAAATAGTGGATTAGAATTATCTAAAGATTTGCGACGTGGATTATTGTCTTCTTTTAGTATTTCTCCAGAAATGTTTGGCGGAGCAAAAGGTACTGAATCATTAGAAAATCTTTTTCTAAATACTAACTTTTTTGAACTATTAGAAGATAGAGCTGGAAAAGAAGGAATAGATACTTTAACTGGTTTAATGGAAACTCGCGGTACTCACACCGCAGAAGTTGACACTATGCTTAACGCATACATTAGTGATTTTATTAACAATAATGAACTTAGAATTAGAAGACTGCCCACTGCCGGAATGCCGCCAGCTGGATTAAGTGCAGAAGCAGCTGATGAATATACAAGGAATAGCGAAAAGCTTGAAGAGTTATTTAAAACACATGGTTTTATGAAAAAAGATAGATCAATGACTGCTTTTGAAAAATTCATGAGACAAAGAATTAGAAGAAGTAGCGCTGTAACTCCAATAACAAATATATCAGATATGAGTAGAATATCTGATGATGTTTTCCAATTTCTTAATACAGAATCTGGAATGCAAAAAATATCAATGTCTGTTAATCCTGATTATTTAGCAAGATTAGAGAGTCAAGGAATTAATCTTGGTATTAAAGCTGAAAACCTATCAGTACCTGGTGCTCCATCAAATGTTATGGATGAAGCTTCTGCCGGAAGAATTTATTTTGATTCTGAACGTGGTAAATATGTGTTTTCAAATTTTGAATCTAGAGGAGTTGCAGGAGCAGGAGTAGGATTTCAAGAACTTGATAACGGCGCCGTTGAATCAGCATTTAATTTTGCATTAAAAGAAGCTAAGCAAGGAAAAGCTTTATCAGAAAGAATAAATATTGGTGCTGGTGGATCAATTGGGGTAAATCCAAGTACGGAGGCTTTATCTAATATTGGGATAACTGAGATAGAGGCAACTGAGCTTGACCAAATGATGAGAGCTAGAAGAGGGCTTGGTTCACTGGGAACGCCAAGATCTTTGCCGACTGATGTAACTGGTTTATCTGAAGCATTGGGGACTACATCAGAAAAATATGGATTAAGAGCTGGCGGTTTTGCTCCAGCGGTTGTTGGTGAAAAAACCGCTGAATACTCACAGGCTTTAATAGATAGAGGGCTACCTTACGCTACTTACGATGTTAGAAGTAGGATAATGGCAGCAGCAGAAGCTAAAGCTACTTCAGGAATAGGTCAAACTTTAATAGAAAGAATGTCAGCAGCAGGAGATTCAACGTTTGCCGCATTAGCAGGTAAAGATATAAGTAAGTTATCCGATATTGGAATACAATTTACAATGGGTCAGGGTAAAGAAAGTATTTTTGGATTAAAGAGTAGATCAAAAGCTGGAGCTATTTTTGATATAACTGAAAATTCATATTTTAGAACACCAGTTACCAATACTTCAAAACAAGCAAGTCGAGTTATAGTTAATGCAGACGATCTTTCAGAACTTATGATACGAGAATTTGATAAAAGTGGTAATGTAACTGGTGAAATTAAATTTGGAAGTCAAGAATTTATAGAAAATGCAAATTTAAATAGATTTATAGATTCAACTGTTCAGGCAACAGATGCAGAATTAGGAGCTACAATTAACAGAGCCTTTGCTCCAAAAAATTTAGGCAGACAAACTACTGAAGATTTAGCTGAGCAAGTTTTATCCGGAAACATTAGAGCCTTTAATAAACTTAAATCAACACCAGGTTCTTATATATCTACAAGCTTAAAGGAAGAAGCAGAAGCTTTAGCTAAAAATATCTTTGGTGATCAAGAATTAGTTGGAGTAGGATTAAAAGAAAGAATGCAACAACTAGCGGAAATAGCTGAATTAACCACAAGAGAAGCTAGAGAAGGTGCATTAAGGGGATTAGCAGATAGCGCAGATCCAAATATTTTTGTTAGAAACTATGGAGAAACAATTGGCACTATAGCAAACTCTATAGAAGAATCATTTATCACTGGAATGAAAATAACTGGAGACGCAGCAGTAGAAACAATAAACGAGGCAAGGTTAGCTCAAGGTATTTCAGGAGTAAGAGATACAGACGTCGCCTTAAGAAATAGACCACATAGACTTATTAGTACAATGAAGACTGAGGACGATGGTGTACTAGGTTACATGATGTCTGGTTCAGTTACTGATGATATGGATGCGGCTGCAAGAAGCTTAGTAAGTATTCCGGGTGAATCAACTGATATTGGAGTAGCAAGAGCTACAGAAGACGCAGCAGCACGCGCAGCACTTATTGATTCTGGATCATTTGTAGATGATATTACTCCAACATTACCAGGTCTTAATGAAGGTGAAAAGTTTGCCAGTGAGGCAATTGCTGTAGGTAGAAGAGTCTATGAATCTAATAAGGGTAAATTTGCATTAGGAGCTTTGGCTTTAGCTGGAGCTGTCACTGGATATAAAATGGCTAAAAGAGGAAACGAAAATGATCTTTATAGCGCTACTATGGGACCAGCACCAGTTGAAGAAGGACAAAGACCTTACGGTATACAGGAAGCTTTAATGGGCAATGGTCAAACTTCAAGAAGAAAAGATCCATTGTTTACAGCTGGTATTGTGGGAAATTTAGATAGACAAAAAATAGGTCATACATCAATGGGTTCTAATAAAAATAGCCACTTATTTGGAGATAGATAAATGTCACTTTTATCAAGCATAGGTAAAACTTTATATAAAGGTGCAACGACTAAAGCTGGAGCAGGCTTGATAATAGGAGGCGCAGCTGTAGCTGGCCTTGCAAAAAATGCCGCACCAGCTGCAAGAGATGCAGCAATGGATGTTGCTTTTGGTGACCCCAATGCAGATGAAGCATTTCTTGGAAGAAAATTAACACCAGGTGCAGTTTTTGATGCAGCAGTTCCTGGTTCACACACAGGCAGGAATACAATAGGCGCTATGGGCGCAGGAGCAATGCTGGGAGGCGTTGTTGGTGGTATGGCTAAGGGTTTCAAGGGTGGAGCATTAGGAGCAGCATTTGGAGCAACAGCTGGGTTAGCTGGATCTGCTGCAATGGGTATTGGTTATATTAATCGAAACGAAAGATTCATAAATGAATCACCATATGTTGGAACTAGAAGATTAAATAGAGATATGACTTATGGTGGAAAAATTTATGGCCAACAAAGAAATTCATCATTAGAAACCGCACAAGAACTTAATGCAGATGGAAACATAGTTCTCGGTATGCATAACCTTAGAAGAGGAGGTTAAAAATGAGTGACATGGGCGGAATGGTTAACGAAGCTCCTCAAATTCCAGGAGCAATGGGTAAGGTTTTGGGTGTAGCTGAAGCAACATCAGCATCACAAAATCCACTTTTATTATTTGGTTATGGTGCGTACAGAGCTCAAAATACAATTCTTAAAGGCGGATTCCTAGATAATAAAAGAGGTGTTGGACGGAAGATTTAGTCCTAACCTTGCAGCTAGATCTAGGGCAAAGTTTAGACCTTTCGTAGGAAACGCATTAGATCCACTTGGACCACAGGGTGCTAATCAATTTGTTGGTGGAAGAAATATATTTGGCAGAACGACTAGAAGAGGAGAAAAGCTAGCAAGAGGTCGGAAGATCTGCAATTAGATCTGGCACAGATGATTTAACTAAAGTAGGATCTAACTTTAAAAGATTTAGAAGAGCAAATTTAACCTTAAATCCTAAAGCATTTTTTAGAGATCCAAACCTTTCTCGATTTGGAGCAGGGTACAATAGGGGCTTTATGGCACCTAATGCTGGTGGAGCATTAGCTTCATTGGGCAATATGTTGACTAGAACTTCCAAAGAAGCAAACCCAACATTTAGTGGTGGAGTTTTTGGAAGATTAGGAGCTGTTTCTAAACTAGAAAGAAGAGCAGCTGCTGGTCGTTCAACTGCTCGTGGAGATTTAAACCTTGCAAGAATAGCCAAGATGAATGGAGCAGTCTCAACAGAGGTTTATGCTGCAGCAGGAAGTCGCCTACCAGCCGTTAGAGATCCTGCCACGGGTAGATTTATGAGAAACCCAGCAAACTTCTCAACCCAGGTAACGCCATTAGGAACTATGGTAAACAGAGCAGCTGCGGGTGAGGCTTTGTCAGTTGGTGAACGTAGAGCCATGACTGCAGCAGGTGTAAGAGGAACCGCTAGTAGATCTTTTATGGAATATGCTTTTATGTCAGGAGGTGGCCTTGATTTTATGTCATCCCAAGCTTTAGGTGCTACCGCTAAAACATTTGGAACAGGAACACTCACCTTAACGGATAATGCGGAAAAAGTAGTTAGAGGTTTAGCAAAAGGCATTCATGGAAATGGACAATTTGGAGTAACGGTTGCCAATAGACTTGGTATGGCAATGCCAATGACTGAGCTCGGTGCAGCAAAAATGGGTCAAAGACTTTTGGGAGAAGGTATTTATAAAACCATGGGCGCCCGAGGAACAATGCAAGCAATAAAATATGGTGGAGCAAAAGTTGGAATGGCTGTTGGAGCAAGAGCTGTAGCTGCAGCTGTTCCTGGTCTTAACTTAATATTTGCAGCAGATATGGCTTACCAACTTGCTAAGCTTGGTGGATTGGCTGTTAAGGCTGGAATCAATTTTGGTAAAGATGGAATGAAGTCAATGCAAGGTAACATGCATACCGGAGTCTTTGGAGCAGGATATAAAGATGATGAAGTTAGAGCAACCTCTAGAGCTAGAGGTGTTTCTGCAATCCAAAACAGCAGACTAAATGCTAGATCATTACTTGGATCAGAAGGTGCGATGATGGCTTCGCATTTCGGGTAGAATATACTATGGACAAAACTCAAGAATTTCGTAAAAGATTAGAAGGTCTTTCTAGAGATGATCTTTTAGAAATTATTAACGCGCAAGATCCAGAATATTCAAAACAGGTTAATAGAATTGAATGGGTTTTTAAAAATAAATTAAATCACATAAACTGGGCAGATGGTACGCCAGTTGAAGGAAGAGAATTTACAAATAGAGAATTAGCTTTATTGATCGACGAACCTTTTGAGGTTGACAATAATCTTTTAGACATGCGGAATATCTGCTGATCAACAAAGACAAATACATCTATCTAAGGATCCATGTAGATGGGCAAAACATTTTCTTCAAGCAGAAACAAGAGTTTATCAAACTTTGATTTTGCGCGATCCAGCATTAAGAAAAGTATTAAGAGCAGGTCGTCGTTTAGGAAAAACTTTCAGCATGGCTATTGCTTTACTCCATTATAGTTACACTCATAAAGATGGAAGATGTCTAGTTATTGCTCCAATGAAATCGCACGTTGAATTAATTTATCAAGAAATTCTTAGATTAGCTTCTAAGAATGAAATAGTAATGAATTCAATTACAAGAAAAGTAACTAGTCCTCAGTTTATGATTCAATTTTCCAATGGCTCTACAATTAGGTTCTTCACATCTGGTATGCGCTCAGGTGGAAAGTCAGACGTAGCCCGTGGTCAAGAAGCGCACATAATTGTGTTGGACGAAATGGACTACATGCACGCAGATGACCTTGACGCGCTCTACGCGATGTTACAGAAGACCGCAGAAGATCAACCGGATAAAATACTCATTGGAGCTTCAACACCGACTGGTAGAAGAGAAAGATTCTGGGAATGGTGCAGAAGCGCTAGATTCCAAGAGTTTTGGTTTCCGTCATATTGCAACCCATATTTTTCAAAAGAACAAGAAGATGAATTTAGAGAGCAATACTCAGAGATGGGTTATCGTCACGAAATTGAAGCAGACTGGGGCGAAGACGCAGAAGGTGTTTATCCTAGAAAGTTTATAGACAAAGCTTTTATAGATCCATCTTGGGATTATACACCTGAAATACAATCAGCTAGATCATTTTATACAATTGGGGTTGACTGGGATAAATACGGCGCTGGAACAAACATAGTTGTACTGGAAACCTGCAATGAGAACTATGAAGATGAAAGATTTAGAAATAAAGTCAGAGTTGTGTATAGAGAAGAAATTCCCAAGTCTGAATATACTTTAACAAATGGAGTTAATAGAATAGTTGAATTGAATGAATCTTTTCATCCAAAGCATATTTATGTTGACCGCGGATACGGAGAAGTTCAAGTTGAGCTACTTAGAAAATATGGAACGGAAAACCCAAAATCAAATCTTAGAGACAGAGTTAAAGGAATAGGTTTTGGTGAAAGTATAGAGATAAGAGATCCATATACTAAGCTTCCAATTAAAAAAGAAATTAAACCATACATGGTAGACAATCTAACTCAATACCTTGAAAGAGAAGCTATTTTATTTCCAGCTTCAGACGAAGAACTTTACATGCAGCTAATTTCATATGTTGTTGTTAGAACCACCCAAATGGGAAGACCTATATTTGAAGCTGGTGGATCAGCCATGGATCACGCGCATGATGCTTTAATGCTAGCACTTCTTGCTATTACTCAAAATTATGGAGACTTTAGTAAATTAAAAGTGGCAAGAAATACAGAGAGTTTTTCAAATACGTTCTTTATGCCAAAGACAAGCAGTGCATCTGATGATAGGGATAAAGAAGCGCCTGCATCTGGTATCATGGTAACTACTAAGAGAAACTCTGACTTGATGCCAGGTATCAGAAAAGGGAGACCTGCAAAACGTGTTTCTAGAAAAATGTTTTAGGTAAAAATATGTCATTAGTTAACAATATAGACAATCAACTTTCAACAGAGCAAAAGGTAACATTAGATTATTCAACAACTGAATCATCTTCTCGCAGCTCAACTGAATCAGTTTTTTCTAGAAATGGACCAAATTCAAATCTCCGCCAAGCTGGAGTATCATATGGTAATGATCAGCCATATTCAGTGCCTTTGCAATCTCTTAAGCAAGAAGCAAAAAATAGTCTTTCCGACTTACTTAAATTCTTAAAAGATTTAGAAGATCTATTAAGACAAGTAAAACTAGATCCATTAAATAATCCAAACTTAGAAGAAGCACACGCCTATGTTTGGGATGAAATTAATAAAGTTGATCATCCATATCCCAAAATAGAGATAGAAGGATATGCGGGTAGCCTGAAGTATCCTAGGCCACCTTTCATATGCTTTGACCAATATCTTTATGCGGAAGGAGTTCAAACAAGAGGTTATAGAAAATTTGTAAAAGAATATGATAACTTAATATCAAATACTACATTTGGTCACATCTACGATTTTAGAGAAATTATTAAGTACTTAGTAAACGAAACTAATTGCATCATAAGTTCATTAGGTGCAGATTTTGGAGATAACTATGAAGATGACTCACAACAGCAAGTCGCGTCGTACTACTTATACTGGCTCAAAATGGCAATCCACTATAAGGAACTCTTTGCCCAATCAATCAAATCATCCCCAACAGGTTTGCCAGAAACCGAAGTGGATAAAACAACTAAAAAGCAAGCCGCTCAATTTCAAGCATTTTTTTCTATCAAAGTAAACTCTTTAACGAACATGATAGACAGCCAGTTAGATACCCTTCATAAAGATTTGGTAACTAACTGCAATGTATTTTACAATAAGTATTTAAGTCCATCATTAAGGTTTAAAACAAAAGTTGTTTCCGATTTTGCTCTAGATATAAGAACTACAAATATGAAAACAGAACTACCTTCTTTGTCAGAAGAAGCAGCAATAGCACTATTAGCCGCAGAGGGTAACTTTAAGTC